TGTTGTAACCAATCTGGAAGGTGTTCGTATGCAAGTTGAAGTCTACTGAGTAAGTCTCTTGCAGTTACAGCTTTGTTTGCAAGGATTGCAACACTTACTGTGGGATTAAACAAACAGTAATGTAACAGATATGCAATGATTGTAGTGGATTTTCCAGACTGTCTAGGAAGTTTGCAGATAGTAAATCTTTCCGTATGGAAAGTCCACATCATCTGTCTTTGGAATTCATAGAGTTTAAAAGGTATCAAACCCTCATCTAAACTTACTATTTTAACATAATTCTCTGTGAAGTAAACAGGATCTTCCAGACACTTAGTATATTCTTGTATCTGTTCTTTGGTAAATTCAATTTGAACATTAGCCCGTTTGAGATTCGGGTTATCACGATATATATCTGGCATTACTTTTTATTCTTTATTAGTTGTTGAAGTTCCTGTGTAGAACCAACAAATAAAGAGTTGTTATTAGTAACACGTTGAGGTTGATCTGCTTCCTTGAGTTTCTTTTTTGTAGTTTGGAGATTGACTAACTTCTCTGTGTTCTCAGCATTAGTCTTTAAGAGTTGTCCTGCAACTTCGTAGGCTCGGGGATGGTCTGTTTCTTGTGCGACTTGCAGGATACCACTTAGTGCATCCTGTCCACGTTCTATTATATGATAAAGATTTTCTCGACTGTATTTGAAATCATCCTTATCTTCTTCACTTGTTTGAGGTCTAGGAATCACAGTAACGGTTTGGTGTGTGGAGGCAACCGTTTTTTTATCTGCAATCCCTAGAATTTCGTTGATTTTTTCCATTACTCATCCTGTCCTGTCTCTACATTATAATTCTTTGAATCTTCAAAGAAAGATGAGGTTTCATTAAACCCGAAATTATCATCCATACCAGCGGAAACTGGATCTGGTGTAATAGTAAGTCTTTGCTCACGTTTCGGTGCAGCTGCAGAAGAATCTGTATATTGGTCTACTTGTACTTTTGTAACTACCTGACCAGAAATAACAGGCCCATACAAGTAACATTTTGCAGTAAAGGACATTGTATAGATAATTGCTCGTCTTTCTACCCAATCTCCTGCATAATTATCTTCATAAGTAATTCCTGTTAAGACAATAGGAACATCCCTTTTACTACTCATCTGAACTATATCGTTGATAGTGATCGTATAGTCAGGTTGAAAATATGGTAGAATTTGTTCTACTATCTGCAACGCATCATCACTATTTTTAGACATACAATATAATTCAAAATTAATATTATAAGGAACCGGCATATACTGAGTATCCACCTTATTACCAGCAGAACCAGCTTTCTTTACTTTCTGAATCTTATTTAATTTTCGTGTACTGTCGTATGCAATTTGTCCAATCTCAAAACCAATTCTTGGTAAAGTGATTGCAACTGTTTTTGTTAAACTAGGATCTTCTGTCAATCTTGTTAGAAATTTCTGTTTTGCTCCGTATGCAAGTGGAACTTTCATAGATTGTATTGTATTACCAGAACTATCTTTTCTAATAATATGAATGTCATTAAAAAGTGTACCAAATCCTATTATACACTTTCTTAAAGTTTCGTGATAAAAAGTACTTCCAAGCATTATGTTACCTCACCAAATGGGTTTCTTTCTGTAAAATCAAGTATCGAATCACCTTGAATTTCAAAGAAGTTGGTATCAGCAGAAGTGTCTATAGTAGATACACTATATTCCTCACTTACAATCCAATCACCATCTTCTGTAATTAAATAATTAGTGCCTGATTCTGTACCAGACTCTAATGTAACTTGATATGCAAGTGCATCCAAAGATTGAGCTGTTTCAATATCATCAATCTCTGAGACACCAGTTGACATAGCTTCATGACTGTATTCAAAGGTACGACATCGTAATTTAAATACAGGTAAATTAGCTAGTTGATAAAACGGATCATCGTGATCAACAAAACTAATCTCAAAAAGTTTCTTTGATTTTGCATAATAAATCAAATCACCCTCATTTGGGCGTGTACTTACAATTAAATTTTGGTCTAAGGATATTAATTGTTCAAACCTTCTTTTAGAAACTACCCATGTAGCCTCATCTTGCATATCCAGACCAAATCGGGTCATCATTTCTTTTTGACCCTCATATCCTTCTATATTATCAAGATACATTTCTATGATATATGCATCATTGAAAGAACTTGAAGCATCCTCACCAAACAATGTATCTTCATTGACTAATTTTCTAGGAAGATAATATACATCCTGCCCAAATACTGAAAGTTGTTCAATAATTAGGTTTTCGTATAAATTTTGTTCAGCGGCTGTGCCTGTGTTGAAATATACAGAAGTTGGCATCTTATCCTATCATCATGTCTGCCGGAAGTCCATATCCATTCAGGAGTTGTTCTTCCAATAGTTTTATTTCTTCATCCGCTTGGGTATAAATTGTTTCTCCATTCATTTGAACACCACCCAGCATTGATACTCCATTGAATTTAATTAAATTTGCACCCCATTGTTTTTTGATAAGTGCTGTTGCATATTTTTTAATAAATATATCGTTATATACATCTGTGTATGTTGTTGGATCTAATTTTCTATAACATTCAATAACAAGAAATTGATCAGCTGGAATTTCATTTGGCCAATCCATATCTAAATAAAGTCTATTCTGATGTTGATTAAATCTAATAGGTACTTCTCCAACTAATAAATGATCTATGAAATCTAAATGTTCTTGTAACAATTGATAAGTGACCATAGAGGTAGAAGTAAAATCCCATAAATCATTTAACCTCATTTGATATTTCATATCAAACATAGGTACAGTTGAATGGTCTGTAACTGGAAAAATTCTTAGTACGGAAATTACTGGGGCTGGTAAAGGTATCCAAACCTTTTGTTCTAACCAAGAATATGCTCCACCTGAATTATCTACGGTATCTGTTACGTTAGTAGTAGCGTCTGTAGAACCTCTTGTGATTTGATCGGCAGTCATTTGATATTTGAGATACATTCTCTCAACACCATCCATATGATACTCTGCAAAATATTGAAGTGCATCATCAATGCGGTCATCACATTGATCTGGATCCACATTGACATCAATAACTGGTTTTCCTAATGCTCTTAAACAATGTTCTTTAAGTGCATCTTTTGTTGCTGGTGTAGCCATATTATCCTTATCCTAAAGCAACTGACATTGCTAAAACTGTTCCTAAACCTTCACCCTCTGTATTAGCGATCTCTACAATATTATCATTAGAGTCTCTTACATATATTTTTTTATCTGCTGAATTGATTGCAACCTCTCCTTGTACAATATCATTAGTATCGGGTACTGAAGAAGCCGTCTCAGATTTTTTTAATTTAATTACCGTAGCCATTAGAAGGTTCCTCCATCAACATTAGCAAAGGCTGGTGCTGATGCCCCATTACTTATCATTACCATTCCAGCGGTTCCTGCACCAAGTACGGATACTGCACTAGTTCCATTTGCCATTAACATTCTATTAGCCGTCAAAGTATTAGCTCCAGTACCACCATTTGCAACAGCAGTAATTCCTGTAACTGCATCTGAATTCGCAAGGTCTAATTGACCATATGCCGCAGCTTGTGCCGCACTTCCAGTAGATCGTAAAACCTGTCCAGTTGTTGCGGTACTTCGTACACTCAATGCATCTGAAAGTGTAAATACTGTAGTATCATCCGTTGCAACATTCATAGTATTTCCCGATTTTGTTAGGGAAGTACCGGCAGTAATTTGTCCTGCACCAGAAAATTGTGAAACGGTTAATGCAGTTGTACCTAAAGTAGCATCTCCATCATGAGTAAATACATATCCATTTTCAGAATTTGTAGTACCCTTTTCAACAAAAGTGAAAGATCCACCAGAAAGTTCTGATCCAGAATTTGCATCTGTTGCTCTTGTCAAAACTATAGCATTACTACCATCTCCTAAAGTAGAAACATAGTATATACCATTTTGAGTATTGGTTGTTTGGTTTTTAACCAAAATTCTCATATTAAGAGTTGTTGCAACACTATCAATTGAAACTGCACCAGTTGAACCGGCAGTTAATGTTCCTGCACCATTATCATAGGTATATCCAAGATTTGCAGTAGTTCCAAGAGAACATGAGTCTTTAACATCAAGTCCTGTTTTGACTGCATCAACATATGCTTTTGAAGCTGCATCTTGAGCACTAGAAGGATCTGCAATATTTGTGACCCTATTTGCACCCATATCAATTGTCATACTTGCTGAAATGGTAAGGTTATCATCAATAGTTACTGTACCACCCTGAGAATCAATTGTTAAATCTCCTGTACTGGTATCTATTTCATTTGCACCAGTAACACCTACTTGAACATTTGCACCAGCGGCTCCTATTTCAGCATCAACAGCTGCACTAAAAGTTCCAGTTGTTCCTGAAATACCACCAGTTGATGTAATTGCACCAGAACCTACAGTACCAGCTAAAGTTATATTTGCTCCACTAAATGTTGCAGCTGTTGTTGTGCCTGATTTGATTATTAATTCACCAGAAGAATTTGTCGCACTACCAAAAGTTACACCACCATCTTTGAAGAATATATCACCACCATCAGCATCCAATATAATATCTGTTGTAGCATCTAAGGTTATTGTTGAACCAGAATCAATTTCAGTAATGATTGGAGTTGTTAATGTTTTATTTGTTAATGTTGCTGATGATGCAGAAATATAAGTATCAAAATCTGATACCAATGCTTGCTTCATTGTATCACTATCACTTATAACTACTCCATCTGTTCCTACCAATGTTACTGTTGCTTGAACAGTTGCACTACCATCCATTACATTTAATTCTGTTGATGTAGTTGTAATGGCCACATCTTCATTTACTTTTGGACTTGTTAAAGTTTTATTTGTTAATGTATCAGTTGTTGCTTTACCAACTAGAGTATCAGTAGCTTCAGGTAAGGTTATCGTTGCATTTGCCGTGACTGCAGCTGGTGATTTAACTGCGATGGAATTACTTCCATTCGTAGAGGCTTCATAGAATTTTATTGTACCAGAAGTAGAACTTCCTCCAGCAAGAATTCCCACCCCAGCAGTACCATGAGGAGTAAGCACTAATTCCCCATTAGTATCTGTAGTAGAAAGTGTATTTCCATTAAGGTCTAAATTATCAATCTTAATATTATCCAGTTTACTACTGGCATCTGCAATTAGTGCAGAACTTGCAGTAAGTGTACCATGTACATGATCCGTTAAATCTGCAAAATACTTACCACCTATAATTAGATTAGCAGAAGCATCAGAATTTCCTATATATAATCTATCACCCGAATTATCTTGGGCCGCTGCATCACCATAAGTAACCGCAAGTTCTCCTGCAGCTAATTGACTAGGAGCGGTTTCAGCGGTTGCGGCTCCTCTTTTAATTTGAATTTGTGTTGCCATTTGTTATACCTTTAAAATGTTCCTCCATCTAATCGGAGAGCAGTACGATTTGTACCGAATACGTTGTTATCTTCCCACTTACTACTTGTATCATTATACATTAGAATAGCTGCATCAGATATACTTTCTGCTACATTTGTATCTGCCATACCTTCTATTGTACCCCCCGCTGCACCAGCTAAGGCTATTATATCCCATGTGGTTGTGGTTGTGGGTGCAATATTAGTATTAGTACTTAATGCTGTATAAGAACCCCCTGAATAATATACAACATCTAATTTATAATATGTTGTACCAGAATTCCAAGCTCCCTGCCATGATAAATTTCCAGGCGCACCTTTAGAACCTCTTGGTAAATTAAAATTAAAAGTCGCCGCAGAAGATGTTCCTGAATTTGTAACTGTTGCAGAATTACCAGATGCAACCGTAGTAACAGTTCCTATAGAAATCGTTGCTGAACTTCCATCTGCACCTGTATCACCCTTAGAGGTCATTACTGACCATGTATCAGTATCAGAACTAGGAATTATATTTGAATTTCCTTGTAAACAAACATATGCACTACCATTATATTGAACTGCTTCATTCTGTGTATATGTAGTTGCCGAACTCCATTCATCCTGCCAAGTAATATCACCATCTGCACCTTTAATACCAGGCACTTCCATTCTGGTTACTTTTGGTTGTTCACCAGTTACAGTTGACCCTGCGATGACACTTGGTGGTGCTATTGATGCGGTTATTGGCATATTATTGTGTTACTCTTGGATTAATGGTAACTATACCCTCAACTACCCTAATCTTTGCACTAGCTCCAGATGTTATAAGAACATCATAGACATACCGACCTGCCGAAATGGCACCAGTTTGAGTACCAGTAAGTGATATATCTAATCTTCCTGTGGTTCTATCTGCATTGAAAGCTACAGTAAAAGAAACTGTTACAGATGAGGATTCGTAGGTTTTACGAATTTGTGCGGCAGCTGTGTACCCTGTGAGGTCAAGAGCAGCACCACTACTATCCGTAACAGTTACGGTAGTGGTATAATCTGCTCCTGCATCTATATAAATGTTTGAGATTGTTGCCATGAAAACCCTTATAATTTACTTAAAAGTATTTATAAGAGTTAGTTATTGGGGGGATATTAGAGGATTGGTATGTTTGTGTAACTCATGTTTGTTTCCTTTTAATTTTTATACTGCGTATCTGATTGTTTTGTAGCAGGTGCAATCATAAACCTGTATTTCGGACAAAAATGTCCGA